AGATTCTGTGTCACTACAAGCATAAACAACTAACAGACAAGTTTGACCGCTAGTTAACGCAGATGTACTACCTTCGATAGTACTCTGTTGTAGTGTAATGGTGTGTGTAGCACCTGCGGCTATATTACCAAAAGGTATGATTAACCCGTCTAATACAGCATATCCACCTCTTACTACGATAGAGTTAGTACCGTTATCAGAAACAAATCCGGGGCTTGTAGCCTTAGCGTTTCTATTGCTATCACCTGTTGCTGTATCTTCATACATCAAGATTCCATTACCGTGTATGCCTTCAAATAAATTAGTTAAAGATGGAGAGAGAATATAATCTCCATCAGTCAATGTTGTTGTGTGCCCTGAAATGACGTTTTCTACCATAATATCACTTTACCTCTATCATTAATTGGATTACTACTTCGTTTGTTGATGTTTTCTTTATCGGATTGAAAACATGTCTTGTAATCGGGGTGAATCCGCTTGAACCCCTTAATTGCACGAACACTTCTTTGAGCGTTTCGTCGAATGCGTTTGCTGTTGTTAAATTACCTTCTACAAGTAATGTTGAATTATCCATAATGCGTACAGTAGGCGTTATTGTTATCGCTGGTCTACCAGCACTACCATCGCTACTTGTAGCAGGTGTGCTATCAAAACCAATAACCATTTCATTGATGTTATCGGCTATTGTTTCTATCACTAATCGTTTCAAATGGTCGTTTGCTGGCATTATGATTCCCCCTCTATTGTTGTAGATTCTTTTTCGATGAGTCCGATAGTTTCATTGTTCCCACCTAATACCCCTCTTTCGCTATTTCGGCCAATTAAGAAGCCAGCGTGTGATAATTCAGTAACTGTAATTGTCGGTGTTACTATTATTTCTAGGCTATCAAAGAATGAAAAGTTTTCATCTGTAATTTGGTTTGTCTTATCCGGCCTTCTCTTAGATGATGATGACACACTTCCGCTTTCTATACCCTGTAACACTCCTTCCAATCCCGATTCAACGCTAAGGAAGACAAAATCACTCAAAGCACTAGCCGCCCTGTGTTGTGCTTCTAATATGGTTAATCTTTTGCCTTCATATTCTACTATATCACCGGGTCTTGCATCCCATAAATTAGGATGTCCTCTAGATTGTAGCGAGCCTGTTGTAGACGCATTTGCTTTCAATATCTGTCTTGCAACTGTTTTTGCACGCGATATGCTTGTAATAGATTCATCAAATATAGGAGTTACACTTTCTAGTACATCTGTATTGTATTTACTCTGTTGTCTACTTCTATCATCCATTGTAAGAATCAAGTCTTCATTTAGCGCTATTTGTTTACCTTGCACCGTGACGCGATTTTCTATATTATCGACAGGGTTAGTATTTTTCCTTCCGAATCGTATACTGCTGTCTATTCTCCTACTAATATCTGCATAATTGAAAGGTACATAATTCAATACACCATATCTGTTCATCATAGTCACACGATTATCATGTCTAGAAACAAAGCGCAAGGCTGTAATTAAATTAATGCCATAGAAATCAGATGCTAAGAATGTATTACTTACCTTACGTCTATTATTGCTACCTCTAGTAGTTGTAATGTGTGAACCTGTTGTTACCGCAGTAATTGCATCAGGCACATTTTGTGCTAATCTAACCGCTAAATCAGTAGTTCTAAATCCAATATCTATACCTTGTGCAAGATGTACTCTTTCATCTCTAAAACCTATATCTTTCAAAGTTCGACCTTTCATGTTGCGTAAATCTAATTGTAGACCATTGCTGGTAGAAGTAACTGTACTCTTCATAATTCGGTCTACTGGGTTATCTTCGCTATACAATAAATCTGTAACCTTATTTTTACCATTACTAGACCATATATCGCTTTTCAGCGAATGCCCGTCAGTTTCAGTATGTGTAATGATAATACTAGATTCAGATTCAACTAAAGAATATGTACGCTCTGTTGCTAAATCGTAATTATCAGCGTTTATCGCTTCAATAGTAACTCTAGTCTTACCTGCACTTCTTGGCTCTATTTTTGCGTAGTGTACAGCGTTATCTACAAACACTGGTTGTCTAATATCGTTCATTACATTTGTCAAGGTTTCATCAAACCTACCTTTTGACGATTGAATAAGACCCATCACGCACCATCTCCGCTATGGTCTGTGACATTAAAATCCACATCACCTTTGTGCCCTTTATTGTGTAATGACTGGCTAAATCTAGGTTTTACAGCAAAGTCACTTCTCTTGAGTTCATCGTCTGTATCTTCTTCTTGTCTTCTTCTTGCTGCATCCGAGCGATGATGTTGTAGTGTGTTTTCACTTATGATAATTCTAGATACGCTAGTTTTCAAACTTGTATTATCAAACCCACTTACGCCCGTACCTAACAATTTAGGACCAAAACTAGTAGGCGTGGTGAATGCACCAGCGTGGTCGAATACGAATATAGGGATGTATGGACCATTACCATCAGGTATGCTTCTACCAGTTGGTAGATTTGCAGTAGGTGCTCTGCCGTTTTCTACTTCGTATGTGAATATACCATATTTACCACCCGATGTTGCGTGTAGATAATTTTGAGTGTATTGAGGCGATGCACTATTCAATGAATTGTGTATGCGATATACTTCCGTGTGTTTAGCATCTAAGACTCTCACAGGTCTAACTAAGAACTTTACAGTATTATCGTTTTCATTATTTCTCACACTATCTGTATTGTATTGGTCAACGTCTTGGTAAGGATTGCTAGTATCATTGCTACCACTCAAAGTCTCAACGCCCCAACCAGTATCATCGAACAAACCAGCATAACTCTTTGTCTCAATTATGTATGAACCACCGTATGGTCTGAACACATTAGTGTGTGAGTATCTATGCACAGCAGAAACCGTAGAGCCAGCACTCTGCCTTGCGAATCCTATTATTGTATAATCTGCATTTGCTAAACTACCTTCAACTTGCATTGTACCTTCTAGTATAACTCTCTGACCTACATTTCTATCAGTGTGTAAACTATGTGCTTCTGTGTTGATGACTACGTGATTTTGTTCTATACCTTCTACAACTTGTGCGTCTATTCCAATTCTCGGACTAGTGCGCGAAATAGCATCTGTGTGTACACTTGTACCAACTATCTCTTCTATTCTATCGCTGACTGTTGCCTCTGATTTTAGTAATCCATTGTCGTCTATACCAAGTTTAGAACTGATGCCCCTCTTGACTTCATCGGCTTGCAGTACAGCGTTACGTGGGCGTAACAGCCCATCTCCGAACAATGGTTCAGCAGTATTATGACTAAGAACCACCCCAGTCTTATGTATTGGAGTTGATAATTCTGTGAGTATCTCTTCGTTAAACGCAGTTGGGTATCTTACGCCTCTTCCATTACCCATATCACCTACACGCAGTGAATGCACAGGTGCAAACACGTCTACCAATTCATTTGTGTTAGCATTGTTAGTATTATTCAACACACCACCGAATCGAGGTATTGTGTAATCATCAGTCATTGATATATTTCCATTAGTCAAATTGGCTATACCTTTCAGATTGAATAGAGGCTTGCCACTGTTCCAAATACGTGCATGTGCGGTATTGCTACCGTTGTCATATGCGTCACCGCAATCCCATGATGGTCTAATACCGAATCCACGCACTGGGGCACGTCTTACAGCCTCTCCACGCTCATTGCCCCACCAATCTATCAGATAGTACTGAGAGGCCACAGATAGGCTTGTTATTCCTTTACCTTCTTCATCACCCCACCAATCTCTTTCAGTACGTGTCGGGTTTCGTATTGTACGCACTGGTGTACCGAATGGTCTTGTCATCCTTCTACCGTCACTATATCTTACTTGCCAACCCTCTTGGTCTTGATTTAACATACCTGTGAGATTAGTTTGACGTTCCATAATACCAACGTATGTCGTAGGTTTAGATGCGTTGCTACTACCATCGCTCCACGCATTGCTGTATGCCTCGGTCTGTACAAGTGGACCTGCATCGTAGTTCAGAGTGTTAGTACCAGCAGCGCTTGAAGCATCTGCTTCGTATATTGCGCGCACGCTGTTGATATCGTATCTTGGTCTGTTATAGGCTTGACGTACAGCGTTACGGTAGCCATACGGTCTTCTTCTATAACCGTTCATAGCCCCAGTTGATATACCTGATGAAAATGTCAACAAACCGTTGGTTACAGCCCCTCCGGTAGTAGAAGCACTCAATTCAAAAGTAGTAGAGTTAGTTATACTTGAAATCGTTGCACCAGTCGGTATTCCCGTACCTACCACCATCATTCCGACAACTAGCAGACCAGTATTATCCATTGTTATTGTGGGGTCATTGTTATAATCGCAAGTGTTATCTGAAAATATATCATCTACCCATTCTAAATTGCTATTAGATGCGAAATCAGCACTTGTGGCCGTAGTGTGTACATTCCATGGTACAGATGCCATACCATACAAGTCTAATTTACTTGCATGTGGACCGCCACGACTACCACAAGGCCAATACCCACTAAGCATTAAATTAGTTCCACCAGCATCATGTGTATCACTATTAGATATTACTTCACCTGTTTTATTTACATCAGGTCTTTTAATTAAGAAATCAAATGGGCCTGTACTCATAGCATGTGTGAAATCGTGATAATGTATAGTTTCAAAATGTTCAGGTAATGAATTATATGCTGCTTTGTTAACTGCATTACCTTTCCAACTACGAGATGTATTATCTGAGAAGTATGTATTAGGTCTACCAAGG